GTGTCTGAAGAATGGTCAAGCCAAGGCTATCATGAATGCTGTGTGGGAAGCACAAGTCTTCTCTCCAGATGAGATCTTGCATGTCTCTGGTATTGATTTGAATGAAGATAAAGAAGTAAATGTTTACTCATACCCTTGGTCTAAGATGAACTCATTCTTGATTGGTCAACGGTCTGGTGAGATTACTCTTTGGTCTTCTGGTACTGGCTCTGGTAAGTCTACTATCATTCGTGAAATCATTTGGGATCACCTAAAGCGAGGACGCAAGTGTGGTGCCATCATGTTGGAAGAATCTCCTAAGGAAACAATTGAAGATATTATTTCTCTTATCATTAATAAACCTGTTCGTTCAATCAGAGCGGAGCGATTGATGAATCAGCTTCGGATTGAAGAAGGTCAGGAAGTTCCTCAAACAACTGAGCTTGACACATTCCAAGATGCAGAGTATCATGATGCATTGGATAAGCTTAAGCGTACTGGCTTCTATATCTATGACCATCTTGGTAACAATGGTATTCAGAATCTTGTACAACGTCTTGAGTTTATGGCTGTGTCGTTGGGTGTTGAGGTTGTTGTCCTTGATCACATCACGGCAGCAGCGACTGGTATGCTTGGTTCTATGAATGACAACGAGCGTTTGCTGATTGACAATCTCATGAAGGAACTGAGATCACTGGTATCTCGCACTGGCGTTCACATTCACATTGTCTCACAACTTGTGAAGAACGGTAAGGCATTCGAGGAAGGTGAGCGTATTACCATGCAAGACCTGCGTGGCTCAGGCTCATTGTCTTCTGTTCCTAACACGGTCATTGCACTTGAGCGTAACCGCCAAGACCCTGATGATGTTGTGTCTAACACAACCACTGTTCGTGTATTGAAGAATCGTTTGACTGGTAAGTGTGGCGTAGCTTCTGCGTTGTACTATGATCGGAACATTGGACGATTGGAGGAAGTTGAGTATCGGGAATCCGATGCTGGTAACGTAAGTTTTTAACAAAAGGAGAGTCTCATGAACCGACTCGTATTTGACATTGAAGCCAACGGCTTAAACGAAATTAATTTAAATTCAAAAGGGCAAGTGATACCTGAGGTAACTCAGGTTCACTGCCTTGTTATTAAGGATATTGATACAAATGAAATTACAACTTATTCGGGTATGGATATTGGATACGGTGTTTCTCGCTTGCGCAATGCCGATTGCATTATTGGCCACAATATTTCGATATATGATGTACCTGTGCTCGAACGTTTCTACGGGCCTATTCAAACTAAGCAACAAGATACTCTCATTATCTCCAGAATGATGTATCCTGAGCGAGCTGATCATCCCTTGGGTGGTAACTCGCTTGAGTGCTGGGGCAAGTCTCTTGGCTGTCACAAGCAGGACTATCAAGGTGGATGGGAAGAATACTCAGACGAGATGTTGGAGTATTGTATTCAAGATGTAGAAGTTTCTCATAAGATCTGGGAAGCACAGCAGGAGTTTATTAATGCAAATACCAAGTCCGTTTGGCTGGAGCACGAAGTTACAAGAATTATTAGTAATCAAATTGCTAATGGCTTTTGCTTTGATCTTAACGCTGCATACGATTTGGAAGAGGAGTTGCAATATAATAAAATCTCTATTGAAGATGAAATGAGACAATCATTTCCACCCATCGTAGAGGAGAGGTGGTCAGAAAAGACTGGGCGTAAGCTCAAGGATAAAGTCACAATCTTCAATCCCGGATCAAGGAAACAGATTGCAGAACGCTTGGGCTCTAAGTATGGGTGGTCACCACCAAGAACAGAGAAGGGAAACCCAAAGGTCGACGAGGCTGTGCTTCGTGATCTCAAGTTTCCTGAAGCTGAAACACTGATAAGATATTTTGATATTACAAAACTTCAGGGACAAGTCTCTGATTGGATCAAGCGGGCTACCCATAGTCGAGATGGTAGAATCCACGGCATGGTTAATCCGCAGGGAACTGTTACTGGTAGAATGACAGCATCACAACCTAACTTGCAACAAGTATCTGGCGATAAGCGAGCAAGAGCATTGTTCACTCCTAGTGCTGGTAATGTTCAGGTAGGTATTGATGCTAGTGGTCTAGAAGCACGCATGCTTGCATCCCGCATGGCTAAGTATGATCAGGGAGCATATGCTAAGATTATCTTGGAGGGAGATATCCACTCTGAGAATCAACAAGCTGCTGGACTACCAACAAGAAACGATGCAAAGACTTTCTTTTATGGTTTCTTGTATGGTGCAGGTAACGAAAAGATTGGCAAGATCATTGGCAAGAATGCTAATGCTGGTGCTGCTCTTAAGAAAAAGTTCCTGTCTCGTCTTCCAGCTTTGAGAAAAGTTATTGAAGATGTGAAAGCTCATGTTGATAAGACCGGCAAGGTCAAGCTGCTTGATGGTAGGCTTGTTCCTTGTCGGTCTCAACATGCAGCGTTGAATGTGCAACTACAAGGTGATGGTGCTATTGTTATGAAACTGGCTCAGGTATTGTTTGAACGTAAGATCAAAGACATGCCGGTTAAGTTTATGGCTACTGTGCATGATGAGTGGCAGCTTGAATGTCCACCTGACATTGCAGAAGAAGTAGGAAAGCTTGGAGTACAAGCTCTGCTTGAAGCAGGCGAGAAGCTTGATTGTAAGATGCCCATTGACGGTGAGTATCAAATTGGAAAGGACTGGTCAGAATGTCACTGATTAGTGTAGACTTTTATGAATTCAAGGATGACCCAGTGGCTGATTTGGTATGGCTTACAACTAAGCCTTTGTTTGAAAAGACACCGCATAAAATTAGCCATTGCAATCTTGTACTAAAGTTTGGTGATACTGAGTATACTGTTATTACTAGTAATAATTTTAGTGCTAAAGTTTATAGTAAAGATACATTTGATAGAATGTATGGCAAGCCTGTTTACAGTCATGTGTTTGGCGAAACTAATCTAACACATTCTATTCTTACTAGACTTGTTAGTTGTTATCGTGGCAGTATTCTTGGTACTGCATGGTGGCGTATGACCGGATACTATCTAGGTAAGAAACCTAAGCTGTGTACAACTTTAACACAAGAGATTTTACGAAGCTCTGGTTATATGGTAGAATACAAACATAAACCTATTGATTTTTATAAGGAATTAAAGAATGAAAATTATTATGTTCTCAGGCAAAGCAAGGGTTGGGAAGACCCACGCTGCGAATCAGATTGCAGAGCTCGCATTCTCGGCAGGAATGAAGCCAGTATTGCTTCCCTTCGCGAAGCCTATCAAAGATAGAGCTGCTGCTGATGGGTTTACTAAAGATAAAAACCCTCAAGAATATAGATCCTATTGTCAACTTATGGGTGAAACTGCACGGCAATTAGATCCTGATCATTGGATCAATGCTTGGTTGGAAGAACTCAAGGCTATTGAAGACAAAGAACATTCTGATATTGCTAGTAATAAAAAGCATTGGGAGTATGTTGTTATTGTAGATGATTGCAGATACGATAATGAGGTTAAGTTATGCTCAGACTTAGGTGGCATGCTTGTGTTTGTTCGGCATGGCAATAGAAAGATTGAAGACTTAAATGCTGATTGGAGAAATCATGAATCAGAAAATTTTGCAAACGAGGTAGAGCATGTTGCATGTGATGATGTTGATTATTACATTGAGAATGATGCTACACTTCGCACCTTCAACGGAGAGATCCACAAGTTATCAAGAAAACTGCTTGGTATTGTCCCTCCTAATTCTGAAGGGGATGCGATTGAACGTATGACTGCAATGTTAGATAAACTTATTGAGAAATTGGAAGATAAGCTAGATGAAGAAGCCGAAGATAGCGATTATTGATGCTGATATTTTAGTATATCGAGCTGCGTTCTGGGCTGATGCTGAAGGTATTGATGAATTACCTGACAGGCTCAAGCATGATATCAAGCAGTGGACTCCTCGTGGATGCCAGCCTGTGCTTGCTCTGTCCTGCCCTAGAAGCCAGAACTTTAGACGTAGACTGTGGCCTGACTACAAGGCTCACAGAGACGCTACAATGCAGCCTGATTGCAAGAAGTATGCATTAGAAATTGTTGTTGATGGCTATGAAGTATTACAATACCCACAACTAGAAGCAGATGATATCTTAGGTATTGCTGCCTCTAGCGGTGATGGTATTGCTGTGACTATTGATAAAGATTTACGGTCAGCCCCCGGCTGGCACTGGAATCCCGACAAGGAACGGTCTGCCACTTTGGTTAATACTGAAGAGGCAGATCGTTTCTTTTTTCAACAGTGGATGACTGGTGATGCTACCGACAATATCCCCGGTCTGTGGAAAGTCGGTCCAAGGAAGGCTGATAAGTTTTTAGATAGTACTGATAGGGATGATTGGGTTAAAGAGATCCTAGAACTCTATCGGACGGAAGAGCGTCCTGAGCATAAGGGTCGATGTGATCTAGACCCCATAGCATTTGGTCGTACAATGGCTTGGTGTGTTCGTATTCTTCGTGACGGAGAGTATGATAAGGCGGGTCAGATGATCAAGTTATGGAACTTTGGGTATAAAGGAGATCAACATGCAATCCAAATGCTCTAATTGTGGTGCTACTAGTATGGTTCAAGCAGGCGTATGCTCTGTGTGTACAAACTGTGGATCAACTAGTGGATGCAGTTAATGTCATATTTTGAACAATTAATTAGATGTAATTACTGTAGTCGTTTAACGACAGGTATTTATGTACATGGACACAAACAATGTTCATGGTGTAAAACTAATATAGAACCCTGTTGTCAGGGTCAGGAGAATGTTAATGCCGTATGTAATGTCAACAATCCTCAACAAAGCGTTAAAATCAGTAAAGTTAACTGATGCTGAACTGTCCATTGTAATTGGACACTTGCTTAGAGAAAACGATAAACGTCTATTAGAGATTGAGGAGTTAAAGAATGAGCTCGAAAAAGTTTCCAATGATCGACAGCCTAGTACCAAAACTGCTAAAAGAAATGTATCCGCCACTAGAGTATCAGGAAAAAGTGACTCGTGAGGAGTGGGCCTTTCGTGGCGGTCAACGAGATATTATTCGTAAATTAGAAACAATTATTAAACAACAAGAGAAAGGGGT